AAGGGCTTGAAGACGCTGCGCCAAGAAGCCAAGAATGGTTGGGTGTTCCCCCAGCTGTTTGGCTCCTCCGTGCGTTCTTGCGCCGAGCAGCTCCATCTTCCCGAGGACATCGCTGAGGATCTCGCCGCCGAGTTCTGGGATGAGTTCCGCGTCGTGAAGAAGTGGCAGGAGCGCCTCATGGAGCGCTACGCCAAGACGCTCTACGTGGAGACGCTCAGTGGCCGCAAGCGCCGCGGTCCCATGACGAAGAACCAGATCATCAACCATCCCATCCAGGGCACGGCCTTCGACATCGTCGGGGAGGCCATGTGCGTGCTCAGCGAGCAGGCGGTTGTGGAGGACGATCCTTACAAGCAGCCAGAGCTGAACGTGCATGACGACCTGACCTTTATCCTGCCGAAGGCCGACCACCTGCAGCGCATCGACGCCATTGCGAAGGAGATGTGCAAGCCACGATTCGACTACATCAACGTGCCGCTACTCGTCGAAGCTTCGACGGGGCCGCGTTGGCATGAGCTGGAGGAGATCAAGGTCTACAAGAGCCACGAGCTGTTCAATATCCCCAACCCCTACGAGAAGGAGCTGCGCCGCGCTGCGGCCCGCTGAGACATGCCCAAGCAACTAGCCCTCTGGGAGGTGCCGCTCCGCAAGGACTGGGACCTCGTCGCCAAGTGCACGACGGCAATCCCCATCATCGAGAAGTCGAGTCGACGCGTAGTGCTCCTCACCGCCGACCGCTCACACAAGATGCTGGAGCACTGCCGAACCATTACGAGAAACCACAATGCCCACGTCAGGGCCGAAAGGAAGAAGAATGCCAAGAGAGAAACTCGAGCCCGATTCGTCAGCTCTTACCGTGGCAACGAGTGAGCCCATCCACGTCAAGTACCGCCCGCGCAAGCTCTCCGAGGTAGTGGGGCAGAAGGCCATCGTCAAAAGCATCGAGGCCGCCCTCAAGAGCAAAGCCAGGCCGCACGTCTACCTCTTCAGCGGCGGCGCCGGTACGGGCAAGACAACGCTTGCCCGCATCATCGCCACGGCCTGCGGCTGTGATGCCGCCAACCTCATCGAGGTGGATGCCGCCAGTGAGAGCGGCGTCGATGACGTGCGCAATCTCACGTCGAGCCTGCGCTACAACGGATTCGGCGACAACCCGAGCAAGGCCGTCATCATCGACGAGTGCCACCGCCTGAGCAAGAACGCGTGGGATGCCCTGCTCAAGATCACCGAGGAGCCGCCGCCGCACGTCTATTTCTTCTTCTGCACGACGGAAGCCGGCAAGGTGCCCAAAGCCATCGTCACGCGCTGCAGCGCCTACAGCCTGGCGGCGCTCAAGCGGGATACGATTCTCGACGTGCTGGAAGCCGTGTGTGATGGCGAGGGCTACAAGACCCACGACAAGATCCTGGGCCTCGTGGCCGACTCCTGCGAAGGCAGCATGCGGGGCGCCCTCACGATGCTCGCCAAGGTGCACGACTGCGATGACGAGAAGGAGGCCGCCGATCTCCTGCAGAGCGCCCTTGAAAGCCCCGAGGTCTTCGAGCTTTGCAAGCTGCTGTGCTGGGGCCGCCCGAGCTGGACCGACGTCGTCGAGCTGCTCGCCGGAATCGAAGACGCGCAGCCCGAGAGTATCCGCATCATGGTGACGAATTACGTTGCCGCCGTCCTCCTGAAGCCGAAGAACCTCAAGGACGTGCCGAGGCTCTTGGACGTCCTACAGGCCTTCAGCAAGCCATGCAACCCCACGGACAAGATGGGGCCCATTCTCTTGGCCTGCGGCAGGCTGCTCTACGACTAGGCGTATAGCTAAGCCGAAAGGAGCACTATGCCAACGATTCAGCAATACCGGGCGATGCTTGTGGTGAACAAGCATCGCCTCGACGACGAGCTGGAAGCCCAGGCGGACGTCCAAGAGCGGATCTCGCGGGAGGTCGTGGCCCTAAACTCGGCCATGCTTGCCGCCAAGGACAAGCTTGCCCGCGTGGAGGGGCGGCTCGCCGAGGAGCTGCGCGAGGACGAGCCCAAGCTCACCGTCGAGCTGCGCGCCGCCAAGGTGGCGCGGGATCCCACGCGCATGAGCGCCTGGGAGGCTTTCCAGAGCGCAAGGGCCCAGCACGAGGAGTGGTCGAATCTGCTGGAAGCCTGGCGTCAGCGGGGCTATAGCATCAAGACCCTTGCCGACCTCTATGGCGCCCAGTACTTCAGCCTGCGCTCGGCGCCCGCGAGAAGCCCGCAGGATCGGCGCAATGAGCAGCGCGAGGACCGCATCGCCCGCCGCGCCCGCGACTCCGTCGAAGAAGCCCAGCCCACCGACACCCCAGTCCGCGCGCGGCGCCGGGAGGACTGAATGGCCTTTCTTGAGTTCTGCGCCTATGGCCTTCTGGGCCTGGGCGCACTTTACCTAGGCGTGCGTCTGTGCAGCGCCGCCTATTTTGCCTCCAAGCACGAGTACGAAACCCGAATGAAAAGGAAACAGCAATGAGCCGCTACAGCGAACGCGATGACGACCGGGGATCGCGCCGGTCCCGTGAAGAAGACGAACCCCGCCGCCGCTCCTCGCGGGAAGACGACGATGCTCCGCGTGGTCGCTCGCGCAGCCGGGAAGACGATGACGATCGTCCACGTCGTGGGCGTGATCGCGATGACGACGATCGTGGTGGACGCCGTGGCCGCGATGACGACGAGGACCGCGGTTCGCGGGTCCGCTCGTCGGGCGCAGGTGGCAACTACCGCTACGAGAGCCGTGACCCCGATGCCACGAAGCGCCGCAGCCAGCGCGGCAACACCGACTTCGACAAGTACTTGGCGTCGCACATCAAGGCCTTCAAGGTCAACGACGGCGACAACCGGGTGCGCATCCTGCCACCTACGTGGAAGGGCGCCGAGCATTACGGCTACGACATCTACGTGCACTACGGCATAGGCGCCGACAAGCAAAACTACCTCTGCCCCGCCAAGATGAAGGGCGACCCTTGTCCGATCTGCGAAGAGCGGGCAATAGCCCGCGACGAAGGCGAGGACGAGTACGCCAAGAGCTTGGAGCCCAAGCGCCGCACGCTGGTTTACGTCGTGGATCGCGACAAGCCGAAGGAAGGCGTCCAGGCATGGTCGATGCCCTGGACGCTCGACAACGACATCATCAAGGTCAGCCAGGACAAGTCGAGCGGCCAGTTGCTGGAGATCGACCATCCCGAAGACGGCTATGACGTCGAGTTCGAGAAAAACGGCACGGGCCTGAAGACCAAGTACGAGGGCGTGGCCGTGGCCAGGCGCGAAAGCCCCCTTGGCAAGGAAGAGTGGCTCGACTTCGCCATGGACAATCCGCTGCCCGATCAAGTCGTTGTCTACAGCTATGAAGACATTGCCAAGAGCTTTGGCATCAAGGGCGGCGCTCGTCCCAGCCGCGACCGAGACGACGATCGTCCGCGTCGCAGCCGCGATGACGACGAGGACCGCGGCAGTCGCAGCAGCCGGCGCCCAGAACGCGATGACGACGATGCGCCCCGAGGCCGTGGGCGTGGCGACGATCGTGGCTCGCGCAGCCGCAACGACGACCCGGTGGCACCCACCTGGGAGAGCGTGCACGAGATGACCAAGTCGGAACTCGAGGATCTCATCGACGAGGAGAAGCTCGACATCAATCCCAAGGATGCCAAGGACACCGAGGATCTCGCTGACTGGATCTGCGAGGAAATGAAGCTGACCAAGAGCGAGCGCCGCGAACGCGTGAAGGACGACGACGATCGTCCGCGTCGCAGCCGCGATGACGACGATGACAAGCTCGGGGAGATGCGCCGACGCCGTGAAGGCGATGACGACGACCGCCCGCGCCGTCGTCGGGAGGACTAAGCCATGGCCGTAGCAACCAAGAAAGCTACGGCCAAAGCGCCTGTCAAGAAAAGGCAGGCGCTTGAGGCCGAGAACCCGCGCAAGCGGGAACGCGTCGAAGTAGAGGACGAAGATCTGCCGCCCTCACCGCCCAACTACTTCGCATCCATGGACAAGGCGGGCCTGGCTTTCGTCAGCAGCGGCGCCCAGCTCATCGACTGCGCACTAGGGGGCGGCTATGCCCTGGGGCGCGTCGTCAACATCGTAGGCGACCGCAGCGCTGGCAAGACTCTCCTTGCCATCGAAGCCATCACGAACATCTGCCGGCTCTACAAGAACGCGGCGGCCCGCTACGCCGAGTCCGAGTCGGCCTTCGACGAGAACTACGCCGAGGCTCTGGGCTTGCCCATCGACCGCGTCGAGTTCAACGAGGGCAAGCCTCTGCGAACCATCGAGGACTGGTACAAGGACATGGATGCCTTCCTCGACCGCAACAAGGATCGGCCCTCTATCTACGTGCTCGACAGCCTCGATGCTCTCAGCGACGACGCCGAGATGCAGCGCGGCATCGAAGAGACCAACACCTACGGCACGCAGAAGGCGAAGAAGCTGGGCGAGCTATTCCGCAAGCTCGTCGAGAAGATCGAGCGGCAGGAATGCCTCCTCATCGTCGTCAGCCAGCTCCGCGACAAGATCGGCGTGACCTTCGGCGAGACGAAGACGCGAAGCGGCGGCAAGGCCCTGGACTACTACGCATCCCACATCCTGTGGCTGCGCGAGAAGGCCAAGATCAAGCGCACGATTCGTGGCGTGGAGCGCATCGTCGGCATGGACGTGGAGATGCGCGTCAAGAAGAACAAGGTGGGGCTGCCTTTCCGCAGCGCCGACTACCCGGTCATCTTCGGCTACGGCATCGACGACATCACGGCAGGCGTGGAGTGGCTGCTGGAAGTCGGCCTTGCTGACGTGCTGCAGGCCGAACTCGATATGAGCAAGGCAGGCTACAAGCGGCGCATCGAATCGCTGCGCACCAAGGGCGGCGACGAGATCCGCGAGGTTCGAGCCATCCTCAACAAGGTCTTGAAGCGCGAATGGTCGCGCATCGAGAACGACTTCCTTCCCAAGGCCCGCAAGTACTAAGGAGCATGACATGCCCAAGGACATCCGAATCAATCAGCAATGGCGCACGCGCGATGGCAGCATTGTGCGGGTGACCTTGGACAGAGGCCCTGGGGCCTTTGATGGCTGGCGCTGGGTACTCAGCAACGGCTTCATTGCCCACGAGGACGATGGCCGCGTCATCTTCTTCGAGGGTAAGGAAGGCCCTGGGGATCTCATCAGCTTGGTGGAGTCTCCATCCCAGGACGTCAGCAAGGAGCAAGGCGACGGCATGGATTCGACGTGGGGTTTCACCCCTGGGGGCCCCTGAAGAAATATTTGCTTGCGCTTAGTAAAATCTTTATATAATCAGGCCATCGCAACGAACGAGGGCTACGCAGATGGGACACAGGAAATTCAAGCACACGGGATTCGGGGAGGCGGGAGTCCCGTTCAAATACGGTCAGAGGCCCGCCTGGGCTCGGCAGCGCACTCCTTGGTGGAGCTGGCTGGTCACCCGCATTCTGGCGGCCGTGCTTTTCATGACGCTTTTCATCTTCTTCGTGAGCGAAGCAGCCTACCGCTACTTCCTGCATTGATTGCGCGGCGCTAAGCCTAGCGAGCTGGGCTTACCGACGGGCAATTCCGCTTGTCATTTCTCAACCTTTCGGAGTATCGATCATGAAAAAGCTTTTCGCGGCAGTAGCCGCTCTTCTCATCGCCGGCGTTGCGCTGGCCCACGGCTCATCGCAGTCTTTGACCCCGGCCACGGCGGCCATCTCGACCAGCCAGGTCAGCTCCTACGCGGGCAACGGCGGCGGCCTGAGCATCTCCGGCGCAGCCAACCAGCAGTCAGCCACCACGAGCGGCACGACGACTGGCCTGGGCGTGGGCATCGGCCCCCTCAAGGCGGCAAGCGTGGGCGTCACCGGCAATGCGGCAACCAACGGCGGCGCCATCGCCGGCAATCTGAGCGTGGGCAATGCATCGGGCTCGGCGCAGGCCTCGGGCGTGAGCACGGCATCGATCGTCGGCGCTGGTGAAGCCCACACGGTGGCCGGTGGCCCGCAAGCCAACGTCACGGGCAACGCTGAAGCAATTGTCGGCACGAGCGCGGCAAGCGGCACCAATGGCCTGGCATTCACCGGTGGCTCGGCCACGAGCGGCTTCGATGCGAGCGCCTCGGCCTCGCAGATCAAGGTCGGCCCGCTGCAGCAAACCGATGTGTCCAGCCACGGCATCACGTCGGCACTGACCCTTCCCGCCGCACAGCTCACGCTGGGCACGGGCACCGTCCAGCTGCAAACCGAGGCCGCTGCCAATGCGTTCGGCCAAGCCAAGGTGGGCAGCATCACCAGCACCTCGAACTAACGATTCGAGGTGGTTCCGGGAGGCCGCAAGGCTTCCCGCCTTCGGCCCTATTCTTTCTCGGAGATCCAATCATGAAAAAGCAAGTCATCTTGGCCGCCCTCATCGCGGCCTCCTTCTCGGCTTTCGCAGATGCCACCAGCGAGTCCTCGGCGGGCAGCGTGGCGCAGGCAAGCCCGCAGAACATCGGCAACCCCGTGGTCAACGTGAACAGCGCGCCCCAGCTCGGCTACACGGAAAACAAGGTCACGCACAGCGGCCTGCCGGTTTCCTCGGCGGCCTTCGTCGGCGTCAACGCCCCGGCTAACGACACCTGCAACGAGGCCGGGGATGCCATCAGCGTGCAAGCCAAGGTCTTCGGCGCGGCAGCCAGCAAGGGCGGCGCCATGCAAGTGGCCTGCGACGTCCGCGCCCGCGCCCTCAACGGCAAATACACGGGCCGTTCGCAGGCCTGGATCAACGCCACGCAATGCCAGGATCCCAATTCGGCATCAGCCACGGAAGACGAAGCCGACATGATCGAAGCCGATGCCCGCGACCGCGGCGTGGCGGTGAAGGCCTGGCGCTGCCCCGACCGCCTGCGCCCGCAATGGGCCAAGGATCGCGAGGCCTCGGGCCGCAAGGCACAGGCGGCCCTCGAAGCCCAGCCTATGACCTCGGCTCCGGCGCCGCGCCCCCAACCTTGGCAAGCCGGGGGCTGAGCCGCACTTCTCTGTATATTTGGGGGCTAACGGCCCCCTTTTTCTTTTACTCGGAGATTCCCATGCCCAGAAAATCAACTGTCAAGCTCCCCACCATCGAATACTACTGGTCCACGCCAACGCGCGTCGTGGGCGGCACCGGAGAGATCGGCAACCCGTTCCGCTACGCCGAGGGTGAGCCCGTGGTCAACGTCCGCATCAAAGCCGCCAATGGCCTAGTGGTGGGACAGATCACGCAAGGCAGCAAGGACAAGCGCGATGCCCGTCGTTGCGTAGAAGCCCTCATCGAGGCCCTCATCCCAGCACGCCTGAGAAAGTGGGAGCAAACTTTCGGGACCGAACATCTCGGCCCAATAGCCTATTTGGTCACTGAGCCCGCAGAGATACGAGAGAAAGGCCCAGGTCCGAAGCCCAAGCCGGAGGCCAAGTAAATGCAGGACCACTACGAAGTCCTGGGCATCGCGGAGACAGCGACCCAGGCCGAGATCAAGGCCGCTTGGCGGCAAGCCAATAGCAAGGCCCACCCAGATCGAGAAGGCGGCAGCCACGAGGCCCAGGCGCGCGTTAACGAGGCCTACCGCATCCTCAGCAACCCCGAGGAGCGGGCGGCCTACGACAGCGGCCTGGAAGGCCTCATAGCCGACCCCAAGGAGGCCCGCGCCCGCGACTTCCTCGTCACGACCTTTTTGGCGGTCATCACCAAGGCCCCCGAGGGCCTGAACCTCGTCAGCGATACCCACCGCATGCTGAACGAGCACCGAGCCCAGCATCAAGGCGCCTTGAATGAGCTGCGCACCAACCTGCGCCAGCTTACGAAGCGCCTCAACGCCCTCGTGTTCAAGGGGGCAGGCCCCGACTTCCTGCGCGCCGCCGTCGAGCAGCGCATGAGCCAAGTGCGGGAAGCCATCGAAGTGAACGAGGAGATGGTGGCGCGCATCGACGGCGCCCACAAGATCCTGGCTGAGTACGCCTATGCCATGGAGCAGCGCCGTGCGTCTGGGATGGGCATGGCAGATATTTGGGCCGGGGCCGCTGAGATCCCCGCCTCGCGCCTGGCTTTCAAATGGCCGGAGGGCTCATGAGAGTCAAGGGCTTGAGTATAGACGTGGGCTTCGCCAACATGGGCTTCGCCTTCGTCGAGGTGGATCTCGAACGAGAAGGTCTCAAGAGCATTAGTTGCCAGGGCCTGGAGCTTGCGCAAACAGCCAAGGCTGATGGGAAGGCTGTCCGCGTGAGTAGCGACCGCCTGCGGCGTGCCCAGGAGCTTCACGAGGCCCTTCACAAGGCCATCTCTAAGAGTGGCGCTCGCGTTGCTTTTGCCGAGATCCCTGGGGGCAACACGCAGAGCGCCACGGCCGCCTACTCCCTGGGCATCGCCGTGGGCATTCTGGCGTCGTGTTCTGTGCCCATCATCGAAGTGAGCCCCATGGAAGTCAAGGCCGCCGTGGCGGGGCGCAAAGTCCAAAAGGGCGCCAGCAAGGCCGAGATCATTGCCTGGGCTGCGAATAACTGGCCTGAGGCCCCCTGGATTCGTGCCGCCCATGCCGCCAGCTCCAAGGGGAAGCGTCTGGAGGCTGGGCGCCTCGTCAACGACAACGAACACCTGGCTGATGCCATGGCTACGGTCTCTGCTGGTATCCAGACGCCAGCCTTCAAACAACTCCTCTCCATCCTCAGCCATGCAGTATCCCTGTCTCCTGACCTCCGACCTTCACCTCGTCGCGAGCGAATCCACCTCCTATAGATGGGGGCTGTTCGACTGGCTGGTCGCTGAGGCTCGCGCCGAGAAGGTGAAGAGCCTCTACATCCTTGGTGACCTCACGGATGCCAAGGACAACCACAACGCGGATCTCGTAAATAAGGTCGTGCACAGCATCTGGATGCTCTCCCAGGTCGTGCCTGACATCAAGATCCTCACGGGGAACCACGACTGGCTGCTCGACGGCCAAGAGTATTTCCGCTTCCTCGACCGGCTGGATGGTGGCCGCGTCAAGTTCATCACGCGGCCCTACGAGGATGAAGACGTCAAGGGCCCCTCTGCTTTCTTCTTGCCCTACAGCAAGCAGCCAGCCAAGGATTGGGCGGGCTTCGACTTCAGCCACTACGAATACCTCTTCATGCACCAGACCGTGAAGAACGCCGTCAGCAGCAATGGCCAGGTGATGGACGGCGAGGATCTGCCGCCGCTCAACGCGGGCAAGGTCTACAGCGGCGACATCCACGTGCCGCAGATCATTGGCGGCGTGGAGTACGTGGGCAGCCCCTATCACGTCCACTTCGGCGACGCCTTCACGCCGCGCTGCGTCCTTCTGGAGCGCGGCGGCAATCCCGTCAATCTCTACTTCAAGACGCTGCAGCGCGTCACGCTTGCCGTGCAGGACCGGCTCGTGGCTGGCGACCTGACCCGCGCCAAGCTGCGCAAGGGCGACCAAGTCAAGCTCCGCATCAAGATGAGCGAAGCTGACAAGCACAGCTGGTCGAAGACGCGGCGCGAAGCTGTGGCGCTGCTCCGGGATTACGAGATCATCATCGCCGGCGTGGAGCTGATTGTCGAAAAGACAGAGCGCAGCCTGGCTGATGGAGGCGAGCGCAAGCGCATCTACACGCCCGAGCAGACCATCACGCGCTTCGTCGAAGCCGAGGAGCTGGGGCCGCTCGCCTACGAACTTGGAATGAGGGTCATCGAGTCATGAAAAGCGCACCGAAGTTCTTCATCCGCGATGCCGACCGCGGTTTCTGGATCGGCGAGGTGTGGCGCACTTGGTGGCACCGCATGAAGGGCCCAGGCGTCGTCGTAGATCGGCTGCGCAGCAGCCACACGGGCGCCGAGCACTTCTTCATTTGCTGCCAGGCTACCGTCGCCATCCTCATGCGCTGGGAGGCCCAGGAGCTTTGCGCCTACGAGGCCTGGGAGTGGGGCACGGAGCTGGCGTGGCGCCACACGGGAAGCTACGAGATCGATGGCGAAGTCGGCTACGCCTTCGACGTGCTGCGCATGCGCGGCCTCGAATACATCATTCAATCGGACGGCACGTTATGAGCAAGCCCACTCTCCCAGGGCATCCGACCAAGCGTGATAGGCCATGCCCAGATCCAAAGAAGGGCGTGCGCTGCCCTCTCTGCGGAGGGGAGTACGTCTGCCTGCAAACATGGCGAAAGAAAAGAAAGGACCAACAATGAAAACACGCAAGCATCGTAAGTGGTATCAGCTCAGCGGCATGAAGCGCCACGGCAAGTTCGAGGGCGTCATTGAAAGCCCCTTCGCAATCTTCCACATCGGTCAGCAGGGGAAGGTCACCGTAGTAGCGACTGGGCCGTGCGTCGTTCTTTGCCGAGGCCATGGCCTGGCTGTGAGCAAAGACGTGGCAAGGCTTACCGCAGGCCTTAGCCTTGCGCGCCTCTACGTGATGGCCGTGGCGCCTGAAAGCGTAGAAGAGGTTCGCCAGTCGCTTGCCTCCCGTTACGCTGACATGGGGGACCTAAGCTACCGGTTCACCCAAGTCCGCAAGCTGGACACGCTATGACTCGACAGAAGCTCATCTTTGACGACGAGGCCGAAGCCCTCAATGCTTTGGAGCCCACAGACGAGAATTTACTTTCCCGGATGGCAGCCGTTTTCCGCTGGAAGGCTGACGGCTCTTGGTGGTGCGCCAGGCTTGCCAACAGTGATCGCCACGGCCAAGGCGCAACGCCAGAGGCTGCCATGCGCGCGGCTCTCGCCGCAGGTCAACCCCGAAAGAGAGTGCCCCTCGAATGATCCCCCTGGCTCTACGCATTACGAACTTCCGTAGCTTCAAGAAGACCCAGGAGTTCAAGTTCCCCCAAGCACCCGGCCTCTACTTCATGCAAGGCGTCAACGAGAAGGAGCCGCAGCTGGAGGGCAACGGCGCCGGCAAGTCCACGATCTGGGAGGCCTTGACTTGGTGCATCTTCGGCAAGACTAGCCGGGGCCTCAAGGCGGGCGACGTCGGCAATTGGGAGCTTGCCAAGGGCACCGCGGTCGAATTCGACTTTGTCACGCCTATGGGAGAGGAGTGCACGCTCATGCGCTCATGGAAGCCCAATCAGTGGCGCCTCTGCTCAACGGCTAATCCTGACGACTTCGAGGATCTCGACAAGGCTCCCCGGAACTTCTTCATGGGCTGGCTGGGCCTGGACTACTCGCCATGGCTCAGCGCTATCATGATGGCCCAGAACCAGCCCATGTTCCTCGATCTAAAGGCCGAGGCTAAGGCCACGCTCTTCTCCGAAGTCATGGGCCTCGACTACTGGCTGGAGGCCTCCACCAAAGCATCCAAGCTGGCGGGGGCCGAGGACATCGAGATCCGCCGACTCGAGCGCCGCGAATCCGAGATCGAGGGGGCGCTCATCGCCATGGAGCGCACGGACTTCCAGAGCTTGCACAAAGAGTGGCAGGAAGACACGGCAAAGCGTCTTGCGGCCCTGGACAAAGAGTGGCAGGGCTACGAAGCCCATTCGACGGCTAAAGAAGACCTGCGCGTGACCGAGGAAGTGGAGGCCAAGGCGCGCGAGAAGGTCCGAGTGCTTGTGGAGCGGCGCCTTGCGGCCTTCGAGGACTGCCGACGCGTGGAGCGCGAGCTTGCCGAGATTGACCGGGATCTCGCCAAGGCTGAGGCCGACCATCGGCACGCGGAGAACCACGTCATCGCCGTAGAGGAGAACGAGGCGTGCTCTCAGTGCGGGCAGAAGCTCGACGCCAAGAAGCGGGCGCGACACCTAGCCGAGGCTGAGGCGGCATACAACAAGGCGCGGCAAAAAGAGGCCGAATTCAGCGGGCTCTACGAGGACAAGAAAGAGGAAGTGAAGGTGCGCGTGGATGCACTGCGCGAGGCAGAGGCACATCTGGATGATGCGCGCAAGACGCTGCGCCAGGCTGAGGACGCCACCGCGGGAGCGCGGCGGGACAAGCTGGCTGAGGACAAGCGGCTTGACGCCATTGAAGACGAAGCCGAGAGGCTGGAGAAGGCCCGCAGCCCATTTGCCGACATGATTGAGCAAAGCGACCGCGAACAGGAAGCACTGGAAAAGGAGAGCCGCAAGATCCGCCGAGCCCTGGACGACCACCGGCTCAACCAGAGCGTGTACGGCTACTGGGTGCGTGGCTTCAAGGAGCTGCGGCTGCAGCAGATCGCCGAAGCCCTCACTGAGCTGGAGATCGAAGTGAATAGCGCCGTAGCGGCATTGGGCTTGATCGAGTGGGAGCTGGGCTTCCAGGTGGATCGTGAGACCGCCAAGGGCACGCTGCAGCGCGGCTTCAACGTGGCCGTACTGAGCCCCCACAACACGAAGGCCGTGCCCTGGGAGGCCTGGAGTGGCGGCGAGGGTCAGCGCCTGCGTCTTGCCGCCAACATGGGCCTCGCCGACCTCATCCGCAGCCGCACGGGCACGACGCTGAACTTGGAGGTCTGGGACGAGCCTACGCAAGGCCTCAGCCCCAGGGGCGTGGCGGATCTGCTGGAGAGCCTGGCGCAGCGAGCGCGCAACGAGGGCCGCCAGATATGGATCGTGGACCACCGAAGCTATGACTTCGGCGGCTTCGCCGGGACGGCGACGATCGTGAAGAGCCAGAGCGGCTCGCGTATCAGGCAATCGACGGTATAGATTGACGGCAACAACTTGAAAGGAAGACCAATGAGCGAACAGATGGAATTGCCAATCCGCAGAGCGCGGGTGGCATTGGCCGAAGACACCGAGGCGCTCCCGAAGGAGGCCGGTGGCGGCAAAGCAAGAAGGGGGCGGATCCGCCTTGTGCAGCGTGAGCCCCTGAATTACCCAGACGAGGCAGCCGTGGGCTACAGCGACTGGTTCCTCAACGCGCGGCCTCCCTGCCTGGGCTGGTGGGATACCTGCGTCAACGGCACGGACGAGCACCAGCGTCTGTGGTTCGTGCCGAGCGACGACCCGATCTGCGATGGCGGCATGTGGTATGAGCGCCGCGCCGAGGGCGGCCTCAAGTTCGTCGGCACGCACGCCGAGATCGGCCGCCAGCTCCAATGGCGCGGCCTCCGCGCTCCCTATCCCGAGGGCTACGCCTGGGTGGTGCCTGGGGCCGAGGCATTCCTCGCGCTGAGCCGCAAGCGTTTCCGCGAGGTGCTGGAGTGACCGGCTGGCTCATCGTGCTTGCCGTGGCCGCGGTCTTTGCCGGCGTCATCTGGTGGTGGCACTGGCTCGACCGCAAGCACATGCGTGACAGCATCCGCGAGGCGAATGCCCACATGGAGCGGCTTTATCCTGGGTGGACGCAACACTGGCTCGCAAGGGTCAGGGCAAGGAACAAGCGATGACCAAAGCAGCCCTCTTCAAGCCCATGATCCACTTCGAGCGGGGTTGGTGGAGAGTCACCCGCGCCGAGGTGCCATGGAAGTACCTGCGCCAAGCGGATCGCGAGCGCATCACCAAAGCCCATGAGCACATCTTCAAGCTGAACAACACGGATGAGGCCGAGGCGATGCGCGACGCCTACTACAAGAGCCTCAGCGCGAAGAAGCTGGCGGAGAAGAAAGCCCGAGCTTAGCTAGCGCGGCCTGGGCGGCTTCGTAGGCTCGGTAGCATTCGTCGCGCTGCAGCTGGATGAGCCTGCCGGTGGAAGCCTCCCCGACAAGAAACAATCCATCCTCCCGATAGAGTCCCAGTCCGGTGCTACCCGTGGCTCCAAGTCCGGGAGCCTGGGCACCACTAGCTGCTGGTGCGGTGGGGCGACTGGCGCGTTGCTGCAGCTCGCCGCTAAGGCGCTCAACGCGAGCATTGAGACTAGCAATACGGTTCTCATTGGCTTTCCTTTCAGCATCGGCTTTCGCCTGCAAATTCCCTTCCGTTTCCCGGACACGCTCGACGTTCTTCTGGCTCTCCCAGGCGCGTTGCTTTTCAGCGGCATCCCAGGCCGCCATAACGGCCGTATGCTCGCTTTTCTCGCCGGCGACATAGCTACCCCCAGCCACAGCCAGAAAAGCCGCTAAAAGGCCCAGGAGCACCCACGGATTGAGGAGACTGAGCGGGTTCATGCCAGTGCCCTCGTAATCTTGGCCTTGATGCTCACCACGTCTTCGAGGCCGATGGTGCCGCCGTTGATGATCTTGCGGATAGCCTTGGCGTCTCCGATGATGGCGTCGGGCACGCGGCCCTCCCAGTAGTCGAGGGCGAACTCCAGGGCGAAGTGGGGTTGCGCCGCAAGATCCGGGATGCCTACGAGATCCTGCCCGCTGCGGTCACCCTGCCAGCGGTAGTTGGCCTTGCCCGTGAGCATGATGAGACCGCGCCCTGGGTAGAGGGCGCCATCACCTGGTTGATCGTTGCCGAGGCGGCCCCCGTAGACGGCCTCGAAGAAGGCGCCCTCGTTGTAGGCCAAGGCATCGGCCCGCGGTACCAGCGAGCGCCAGCGGCTGCCCACGGGCTGGCTGTTGCCGATCTCGCGGATGCGCGCCGCGCTGTACATGCCGCTTTCCTTGAGCCGTTCCAGCTTGCCGCATTCGTGCAGCGTGGTGCTGAGGAAGTCGGGCAGCTCGCCTGGGCCCTTGCTGAAGCTCGTGGCCAGGATGGTGGTGAAGAAGATGGGGGCCCAGAGCGCGGCCGTGCTGGCGCGAACGCCAGCAGCCAGCAGCAAGGCCTCCCAGGCCGGGACGGATTGGGGAAAACGCATGTCAGCTCCTACTTGGGATCGAGGGGGGCCGCCACAGTCGTGGGCGGCAGCGGGTCAGGGGGCAAGGGCTCGCCGGTGAACTTCGCTTTCCATTTCTTGAAGACGATGATGACGAGATCCCCGAAGGCGTCATACCACTTGCCCCGCGATGCCCCCACCACGAAGATCACGATGATGCGCAGCTCGTTCACGAAGACGTTGGGGGCAAGCACCTGCAGGTAGAGAAAGACGATGTAGACGAAGGCGCCACCGATGATGGCGAAGACGAGATCTCGAGCCAGGCCACGCCAGAAGAAGAGCACCACGCCGTTCTCACTCAAGAGCCCGATGATGCTCCGCCCCACGCCTCCCATGAGCCCGAAGATGGCCGCCCACATCACGCTACTGTAGTCGTAGACGGCGAGCTGCTGGCTGAGCGATGGCGGCGCCGCATAGGCGCGCACGATCAGCGTGAAGCACGCCAGCCAGATGAAGAGAAGGCGCCGCGCCATCTTCGGGGTAACCACCACACTTCTTGCTGGTTTCATTGCACAGCCTCCTTTTCGATCTGGGCTTGAGCCGCCTCGTGAGCATCTCTTGCCTGTTGGGCGTTTACGCTGAGGCCCAGCAAGACCCCCAGCCACAGGTCTATGCTGGCGCGCAGCAAGCAAACCACGCTCAACCACTCGTAGTCGAGGGGCCAAGCCTTGTAGCCAAGGAAGCCCCAGATGACGGCGCCACCCATGGCGGCAAAGGCCGCAATCTTCCTGGGCAGCTTGCGGGCGAGCTGCTTGGGGAAGAAGACGAGGTTCACGAGATGCGGCAGGATCATGCAGGCCGCCACGAAGAACGCAGTCCCCAACACGTGGTTCAAGTTGTTGAGGCTTGCCACGCGGTAGAAGAGGCTTTCCCGCACGAAGGTGATGTAGAAGCCAGGCTCCGCGAGCTGGTAGAAGAAGAGCGCGAAGACGATGAAGGAGAGGCTGCGAACCTCCACTCTATCGCTGCCGAACTCTGCGGCTCGGCTTGCGCCGAGGAATTCCAGCAACTGGGATGGATGCACGCTGGTCATGGCGCCCTCCTCAGACCGTAGGCCAGCCAGTGTTCACGTCGTAGGCCACGAGCCCAGGGCGGTTGTTCGCCGTGACGAGGGCCTCGATTGCGATTGCGTGGGCATGCCGATTGGCCTCGCAGGCTTCCCGCAGAGCCGTGAAGGCCAACACTGCTGTGCGCAAGTCGGCCTTGCTCAGCGACACCCACTCGAGCGGGCTGCCTTGCTGGAAGGACACCGTCGAAAGCGATGGGAAGTCGTCGGGGCTGATGGCAACCGGCAAGAGCTGGGAGAAGCGCGCATCCGTGACGGTGGCAAAGGCTACGCCCGCGTAGATGGCGCTGCCCAGCACGCCCATGGCGGCAGCTTGCACGGCGGCCTGCAGCGAGATGGCCAGCTCCGCCAGCGTGGGCGGCGGCGGAACTCGCGAGAGTGCTCCGTCAACCACCCAGAAACCGGGGGAAGGGGCTGCGGGGTCGAACTCTTCCGGCAGCGGGTCGAAGAGTTCGAGGAGGGCGTAGTTGGGCCCGGCCTCGGGGTATGTGGTCAGGTCGGAATCCTGCCACTGGACCACGGCACCGGAGGCAATATGGTAGAGCGCGTATTTCATGACGTTCCTTTCGGGTCAAAGTTCTTCAGGAGCCTCGGGCCACTGGACATCAGCGGGAAAGCCGGGCTGAGAGGGGATACGCGTGAGCGCCGTCGTGTAGGCCTTCCACTTGCCGAGGAGTGCTTCCTCCTCAGCCGTGGCTTCGCCGATCTCGACGGCATCCTGCAAGGCGCCTTTCCGCAGATTGGCGGCGACCAGCCGAGCGTTGCGCTCTTCCTTGACTTGCTGCTCCGTCGGCGGCAAGGGCTTGGGGGGCGGCGGGGGCACTTGCGTGAACTCCCCGTTGCGGAACCAGCAGTCGCCCTCAGGGATCTGGAAGCCCTTGTCGAGGGGAATCTCCTGGGTGTCGGCATCCAGCTCGGGGTAGGTGTAGAGGACGTAGTCCCGCCATTGAATCACGTTGCCCGTCGGCACGTGATAGAGCGCCCGCCGATCGTGCGGAGCCTCTTCCGTCAGCTTGCCGTCGATGAACCAGCGCGGCTCGTTGGGGAAGACGAAGTCATCGGGGAGGTCGATCTCCTGAGTTCCTGTATCTGCCGGGGGAAAGGCTTCGGGGTCGTCCCCGTAGTCGCGCCATTGGGCAACGGAGCCATTCATCGAGAGAATAATTGCTTTCTTCATTTCACGCCTTTCTTACCAACGAATGAGGAGACAGGCGTTGGCGCCGACGCCACCATTGGTGCCGCCGAGTGCCGTAGCCGTGTAGACGGCAGCGCCGCCGCCGCCACCCGAGCCGTAGCCATAGCCGTTCGTGCCGCCCGTGTTGCCACCACCGGCGCCGCCGTGGCCGTTGCCGCCGCCACCACCGAAGGGGCTGGATGCACCCATGCCGCCGCTAGCTCCAGCGCCACCGTCGAAGCCGAACATACCGCGGGCGCCGCCTGTGGTGCCGCCGCTGCCGCCCGAGCCATTGGAGGCTGAATTGACGCCACCGCCGCCGCCGCCGCCGCCCGTCAGGGTAACGAGCGAGCCGACGACGAGATTGCCCCCGGCGCCGCCTGCTGCCCCGTTGACCGCCACGCCAGCGCCTGAGCCGAAGGCGCCGCCCGTGCCCATCGTGATGGCAATCACCTGGCCAGGGGTGACCGTGTAGGGCTCATTGATGAGCACCTGGCCGCTCGCACCGCCACCGCCGCCACCGGCTGAGGTGGCCGTGCCGCCATTGCCTGCGGCGCCACCGCCGCCACCCCCGGCAGCACAGCCCGTCAGGTAGATCGTCGTGATGCCTGGGGGCACCGTGAAGCTGCCGCTGGCCAGGTAGCGCGCCCAGCGGGCCCCCATGGAGGTGGTCAGCATCGTGGAGATCTGCGCCGGCGTCAAGGCATCGGTGACGTTGGTGGCTTGGTTGTCGGCAAGGTACTGGCCCACGCCTGCGGCAATGGCCGAAGCCTGGCGCAGCGCCTTGTTGTTGAGCTTGGCCGAAGCGATGCCGGGCTGATTGCCGTTGGTGCGGTCGCTCGCCGCCAGGTAGGCGGCATCCGAGAGCAGGTTGGTGCCGGTGTCGACCGGCGCAAATGGAATGATGTTGGTGGTTGCCACGAAGGACTCCTGTTAAGACGTTGATACTTCTTTGGCCCAAGAGCCGGTTTCCCAGCCTGCGAGCTGAGGGCTGTTTGCATCCCAGGCGAAGAGCGGCCCAGTGTTTGGCGGGATGGCGTAGTTGCGGATGCGCACTCCCCCTGGTTTCAGGGGGAAGTAGCCGCCCGTGAGGAGGGCCTGCTGAATGGTGCTCAGCGGAGCCCCGACGAAGCCAATCGTCATCGACATGTCCTGGTTGTCCTGGAGGATGATGATCTGCTGCCCCGCAAAGACCTGGTTCCAAATGGCTTGGGCGCCTGCCATGGTGCCGTCCCAATGGTTGGCCGCGATCTTCGCTTTCAGCAGGCGCCGATACTCGTCGTCGGGCAAGGACGTCAGGCCCGTAGTGGGATCGAAGTCACCTTTCCAGCTACCGGAGTCCCAGCCCACGAGGGCCGTGTCATCCCAACTGAAGTAGATGCCCGTCAGCGGCACGGCAAGCACCCGGCTCAAGCCCACCCACTTGCCAACGGCGTCGAGCTGCACGCCCACGGCGTCATCCAGATCAAAGTCGAAGACGAGCTGCCGCATCTGGTTGGCAATGTCGATGAGGGGCTGAACCACCATCGTGACCATACCAATGAAGAGGGGCTTGTCGCGATGCTCATCCGTGATGAGCGCGAGATAGTCGTCAATCGTCTTCATCACGTCACCGTCAGGTTGATGTCCGCGAGGGCAAGGGTAGCCCAGGCGTTGTAGGGAATCGGCACGTCGGCGGCGCTGGGCACGGCTGGCTTGATGGCCTGCTGCAGGGTGTCGACCTCGAACTTCTCGCTAGGCGAAGCCCCATAGAACTGCGCCGGCAAGTAGAGCTTGCCCAGGTCACTGCGCTTGCCGATGCCAAGGTTGTTGACGTAGGTCACCAGCGCGGCCTTGATCTGGTCGCCAATGCTGCTCGTGTAGCCCGTCAGCGCCTTGATGGTGATGTTGACGGCCAGCGGGGTAGCCGTTGCATAGGCCAAGCGGATGATGGAGGGCAGGCCATTGGCTCCCACCACTGTGACGGCCGTAGAGCCATGCGTATAGGCCCCAGGCGTCTTTTTCGTAGCGATGGCCGTAGCGATGGCCGTGGCATCGCCTCCCAGCACCACGGCGGCAATGCTGTGGGCAGGCTGGCCGTTGGCATCAACGATGTCTGTGTCATTCTCGTAGACCACGACCTGGGTGACGCCAGCGATGGCCGCGATGGCGCCGGTAATCCCGTCGATCACCGTGCGTGATGGCAGGGCCGTAGAGTAGGTCTGGCGGCGGCGCAGAGCAGCATCGGACTCCACGGGAGCCCCAGGAGCTGCCGTGGTGGTGTTCGAGGCTGCCTGCCACCCCAACTGCGGGTTGATGATCTGATTGATGCTGCCGATGTCTGCCGTGAGATCGCCGAGGTCTTCGGCATCTGCCGTCACGTCGATATAACCCGCCGAGGGAATGACCACGGAGGCTGGAAGCAGCCAGCGCCGCTGCAGCGTGTCAGCCACGATGCCATTCGTGATGGTGGTGCCGATGACGCCCACCACGCGGACGGTGGCTGAGCTGTAGCTTGCCACGGCTCTGGCGATGCCATTGATCTTGACGTTGCTGCTGAGGGCCTCGCTCTGCGCCGTGGTCGGCGAGAAGCTGCGGTAGACGTTCTCGGCAACGTCATTGCAATCGCTCACGGCTTGGCCGAAGACGGCAAGGAGCTGGCCGTCCTGGCTGTCAGGGGCGATGTAGGTGTCGGCCCCATAGATGGCCTGCACACTGGCCTGCAGGCTCTGGTAGATGTCCGAGAAGGGCGGCGCCGTGATGCCGTTGGCATCGACAGTGGCGGCCAGCGTCGGGAGAGGATAGGTCGGCATGGTCAGAAGTCCCCTTGAATCGTTGCAGGCCCGTAAATGGTGTCGACCGAAGCCACCACCCTGAAATTGCGGTTTTGCACCGTGCTGTAGTATTTCGTCAGCTTCTTTACCAGCAAAGTGCCGTCAGGCGCCGCGGTATCGAGAATGCGCCGCTTCACGGCGAGATCTCTGGTCAGGGCAGTGCCGTAGCCAAGGATGCGCTCCTTGTCGAGGCCTTCCTTGCTGTTGAGGAACCATTCCTTGGTCATCAGGCGCAGCCTAGTAAGAATGGCTTGCGCCACGGCCTCCGGCGAATTGACGAGGAAGGGCGACGTTCCCATGAACTGGTAGTCGCCATTGGCGTCCAGCGCTCGGTATCGCATCTTGCTTTCTCCTTAGTTGTTGGGCGCCCCAGAGGTGCCGGCGCCCGTGGCAACCCCGCCGTGCGTATGAGTGCTGCCGAAGCTCTTGGTGTTGTGCGTCAGCGTGCCGCCCGTGGCAGCAATGCTCGTATTCAGCAGGTTCAGCGTAGAGCTGCTCCAGTTGACGGTCATATTGCCCATCGTCACCGTGCCGGCGCCGCCACCTGGCCCCGCCCAAGTCATGTTGCCCAGGAAGTTAATGAGAGGCGCAGCGGCACCAAAGCTTGTGGTCGCCGTGCCCTGGATGATGGGCGCCTGCAAGTCAATCCGAGTCCCGGACTTGATGAGGATGTCGCTGTCGGCATTGGCCTCGAACTTGCCCGTCGTGCGGACGCGGATGAAGTGCGAGGTAGGGTCCAGCTCCACGAAAGCCTGGCCGTCGTTGCTGCGAAGCTGCGCGCGGCTCGTACTGATGTTGGAGATAACGCGCGGCACCGAGGAGATGCCCACGAAAGCGAAGCCATCGCTGAGGCTGTGCATGCGGATGTCGGCTTGAACCTGGATGCCCCCGCTCTGCCACCACGCGTCAATGCAGCGGTTAGCGATGACGACAAGAGCCTCGTCTCCGCTTTGAATCGGGAAGGTCAGAGTAACGCCACCGCCCTCCGGGAAGTAAACGGGCACGTCCGGGAGAATGGGCAAGGCAATCCACTGAAAGCTTCCGTCGGGGTTCTGCGCCTGGGCCTTGATGGTCGGCTGGGCGGTCACCGTGCGCTTCGCTGGATTGAAGCTTTGGATGAGGCAGGGCAAGCTCGTGTAGATCTCGCTTTGCATGCCGCTGAAAGCAGCGAGGAGGGCGGCTTGTGGATCCCCAGCACGTTCTCTTCTATCCATAGGGTTTCACCTTTTTGGTCACGGGGTCAACGCTGAGGCAGATCAGGTCCACATACCACTGGGGGCCGCGCGTGTCCCCCACGAACTCAGCCACGTAGATGCGGTAGAGACCGTCCTCGCTCGTGCTTGCGAATTGCTGCACGCCAGCCCACTTGTTGTAGGGCACTTGAGAGCCGCCCTCGAGTTGAGCGTTGGGCGCCTGGCTCGTGGTATTGATGCTCCGGTTGTCGATCTGCACGAGACCGCCCACGATCAGCTTTGGGTTGATGAGGGCGCGGCATACCATGCCTTGCTCGGTCTGCTCGATGCGGCCAATGAGGCCGGTGTTGGAGGTGAGCACGACAGCCTCCGTGGGCAGGTAGCTGTCTAGGGGCACGATGTTCACCTGCCCGTTGTTGATGTTCCACGTCGTGCCTTGCGAGCCCGTCTCCTGGCGCAGTGCAGCGCGGGCAAGGCCAAAGAGCACCTTGCCCCTTGGCAGCACGCCACCGGTCCCAGGGATGTTGATGCTTCCTGCTGTTACGCCGTTGGCATTCATGGCACCAATAGCCGCCTGGACGCGCTGCTCCGCGGTGGATCCAGCAGCCAGGCTCATGTTCACCAGCGAAAAGTTGTAGGCCAGGTCGCCGTCGGCAGCCAGGATATCGAGGTAGTTGGTAGCGCCGTCGGGATCCTTGCCCTCCCGGAATTGCTTGATGGTGCCCTGAAAGATCACGCCGAAGGCGCCTTGCTCGTATCCAGCCTGGAGAACGATCTCGCTGTATTCGCCCTTGACCTTCTTGATGGTGTCCTCACTCAAATTGAAGACCCGCACAGCGCAGTTGTTGGGGCTCTCCTCGTCGGCCTGCTTGGTCTCGAACTTGAAATGCATCTCGCTCAAGTCAATCGCCTTTTCGCCTTCCACGAGGATCAGGGAAGCGCGGCGAAGAAACTGGATGTCGTCGGCCATGGCTAGTCCTTCACTACAAAGAAGATGTGCCCCTCTTTGCCAAGGTTCTCGAAAGTAGGCACGGCATCTGGGTCGGCATCCGTTTGCACGATCAGCATGCCGCCGAAGCCGAGGTATGCGTATTGCCCCAGGAGGTCGAGGCCGGTGACCACGAGGAGGCCATTGAGGAGCGGCGTGCGGTCCTGGGCAGCGATGTCCAGGCGCCATGCCTCGGCTTCGCCATTCCAGCGAAGCGTCAGGTAGTAGGTCACCCCAGCCAACTGGATGTTGAAGAGCTGGGGCTCAGGAGAGAGGGGAATCTCGTAGGCCTTCATGCTATTGCGCTCCCGTAGGGCTGGCGGCCGCGCTGGCGGCCCCAGCGTCGGCGTTGTAGGAGGAAGCCTCCGCGAGCTGCTTGGTGCCCTTCTCGCTGGTGGCCTGCGTGCTCTCCGCGTTCTCCTGGTCCTCGGGAGGAGCGCCCACGCTGACCACTTGCGTCTTGACGATCAACACCTCTCGGCAGTCGATCGTCATGATGATGGAGTTCTCGTTCTCCTTGTCAGTCGTGGTCTCGAGTCGGCGGATGAGCATGTTCTGGTAGACGCGCTTGCCCGTTTGGATCTCGAAAGGAATGCGAGAGCTTTGGAGCACGAGCATGTTCTCGTACATCTCACGCACAGAGCCGACGCCCTCACCGCTGGTCATCGACGTCAGTCCCGAAAGACCTAGACCGACGTCCGCGGTAAGAGAGCCAATGCCGCCGTCGACAGAAGGGCTCTCACTCCAGCCGCCTCGGATAAGCAAGGTGCTGGGCAGCATGTAGGCGTGGTCACTGATGACGGCGCCGCTTTCAACGGGATGATCGGTGATGACCATCTCATCGGCGTGGCGCTCTTCAATGGTGACCTGAGCCGTGAAGGGCCCGATGCTGCGCACCGGAGTGACCTGGATCACTTGGTCGCCGCCATCAAGGCTCGGATCGACAAAGCCAATCATTATTGGACCCTCGGTTTGAAGTTACGCGTGATGTCGGAGTTAGCCTGGGTGATCCCAGCCTGGACCTGCGCGCCGGTTTCTTTGGGATCGCTTGCCCCGGTGATGTTGATGTTCACGTTCTGCATGATCGTCGGGCTCTGCTGGCCGCCGCTGCCGGCAATGGCCGCCATATAGCCCCGCGTCTCCGCTGGAGCCTTGCCGAGGCCGTAGCGGTCGACGCGGCCCTCACCCCAGTTATAGGCAGCAGCCGCCTTGTTGATGTCGCCGCCATACTTCTTCAGCAGATTCGAGTACATCTGCGCCGAAGCCTCGGCGCTTTGCTCTAGGTTGAAGGGATCCTGCAGGCCATACTGCTTCGCAGTGCTGGGCATGAACTGGAAATGGCCTTGAGCGCCTGCCGACGACAACATGTTGCCACCGCGGCTCGATTCCTGGGCCCACACGCGCCCCAGCAGCCCAGGCGGCAAGCCGTAGCGCTTCTCCAGTGCTGCGAAGAGCGGGGCAGCCTTGTTGGCGGCCTCGATCTGCCGCGCAGCCTCGGCCTTGCCCACCTTGGGACCGGGGGCAGGGCCGCCATCGGCAAGCTGTCCGGACCCCTTGGGCGCCACGATCGTGGCGGGAGCCGTAGCAATACCAGTGCCGCCGCGCGTGAAGGCAGTCGTGTCCTGGGCGGCATCAACTGAGGCTTGATCGGCGAGGGGCGTCTGATACTTCTTGGCGCCACCCCACTTCATGAAGCGGTCGTAGAGCCGGTCGAGGAGCTTCTTGCGAAACACCACCTGCTCGCCAGTACCCAGGTTCTGGCCGACGATCGTATCCTGGTCTGCCTCACCCAAGCCGAGGCGCTGCTGAGACTCCTTGCTGAGAGTCACGCCGCCGCCAGTCTGCTTTAGGCCCAAGCCTTCGAGCAGGCGCGCGAAGACGTCACCTTGCTGGACGATGGCCGTCCAGTCAGCCAGCAGCAGCTTGGTCACATCGCCCACTTCCTTCAGCGTGGGCAGGATGGAGATGACGAGAGCATCGCGGAACAATCCAGCGCGCTCCGCCACTTCCCGCCATTGGTTGTTCAGCTCGACGCTAGCCCGTGCTGCAGCGTCTGAATCAACGCCCATTTCTGCCGCCCATTGCTTGCGCTGGGCATTGGCTTCCTTCCACTTGTCGAGGCCATCCTGCAGCATGAAGAGCGTGTCGGCGTCGATGCCGAAGAGATTGCCAAACTTCTCAGCGACGAAGAAGGGCATCTTCTTGAGCTGCGTCACGAGATCCATGAGGACGTCGGCCTTGTCGCGGCCCTTGACGGGAACGCCAAGGCTTTGCAGGAGGCCGGTGAGCCCAGGGTTGCTGCGCAGGTTGCGCGCAAGGGCTTCCATGCTCTGCTGGATGTTCTTCACCCCCACGTTGCGGCTGGCGAAGTCGAGCGCCTGGATGTTGCCAACCGTCGAGTCGATGCGTCGGCTTGCGTAGTAGAGCTTCTCCATGTTGTAGCTGAAGGCCGCCACCATGGCAGCCGACGCACTGGCGGCGCTGAAGAGGGCCTTCGCCAGCTTGTCGGCTCGCTTGTCCCATTTCTCCAGGCCATCCTCAAATTTCTTCTTCTCCGTCTTGTCCACAGAGAAGCCAACGCGCACGAGGTACTCTCGCAAGATCGTCGATGCTGTATCGGCCATAGCCTAGTACCTCCGTCGTGGTTGATTCTGCGCGTCTGCCCGCGCCTTCTCGGCAAGTGCCTTACTCTGCCGATACTTGTTTTCTTCTTCTACATCGATGGCTTCGTTGAGAAGCATGATGCGGCCCAAGCTGATGGAGCCATCCCAGAGCGCGCTCTCGGGAAGGATGCCCCGCAAGACGGGGCGGTAGAGGATGTCCTCGTTCTCCATCATCGTGAGCGTGGTGACGCCTAGGCTTTCTGGGTTGCTGAGGAGCTGCTCGAGTCGGCGCCGTCGATCAGCTCCTTCATAAAATCCCCGAGGTTGGCGCGAAGCACTTCCACGACGAGGCGGCAAGTGCCAAGCAGATCGATGTCGGCATACATGATCTTGGCGCCGTTCGTCACGGGGGCCCACAATTGCTTGTCGCCTCCGCGCTCCTCGCGTTGGACGACGCCGAGGCACGTGGCTACGATGTAGTCCACGTGCTCGTCCGTCATGGCCGAGAGTATGTGGGAGATCGGGCCGATGGTGGGCAGCAGCTCTTCGACGCTGAGCTTGCGGCCCCCGAAGATGGCCCCCAGGTCCAAGCTCAGGCCGAGCGTTGCCACGAGGGGAGCGATGCGGCGGCCCACGTGGAGCTGCTGCATCGCGTCGAGGGTGCCGACGCGATACTTCTTGCCGGCAATGGTCACTTCTGTCATTTGTGGTTCTCCTTAGGAAACGAAGCTCTTACGAGCCGAGGCGCATGTCCATGCGGACGATGTCGAATTCCCAGTCCACGAAGCCGCCTTCCTTCGCGTAGGCCATGTCGGGAATCTTTGCGAAAGCCACCTGTTGGCCGGTGATGCTGTCGTTGCGGCTGGAGTCATTCAGCGCGAGCGTGTTCTGGCCATGCAGGGCGCCGCTGGAGCGCTGGAAGGCCACCATCTGCGAGAGCTGGGCATTCACGGGCGACGTCTTGAGCAGGCGCACCGTGGCCTTGGCAGAGCGGTCGGCGAAGAGGCTGTGCATGCCGCTGCCATCGGCGCCGATCGTCATGCCGTTGAAGGGCCCCACGGGCGTGAAGGTGATGCCTTCCTCGGCATTGCCTGCGCCGGCGCCGAGGGCAATGATGCCACCGGGGCCGCTCAGCGAGCATGCCACGTCGAGGAAGCTGTAGGTCTTGTTCATGTGATTAACTCCTGTTTGATGGCTTGGATTACTGGTTGACCGTCACAGCGATGTCGGAGTGGTGGATGGCACCGGCCAGCTTCGCGGCGACCTGGATGGGTACGGCGAGGCGGTCCGCACGATCGGCGGGATCCTGGGTATCGACGTTCGGCGCGTAGACGTAGAAGCCCTTCTCCAGGTAGTCGCCTTGCTTGAGCAGGCCGAAGCCGTTGCTGTTCCAGACGCCGGGAGCCAGCAGGCCATTGGTCACGCCTTGCGTGCAAACGGCCTCGCAGGTCGTCGTCAGCAGGGCCATGCCGGGGTTGGTCTGCGGGATCTTCGTCGGGCTCGTGTAGAGCAGGTTGTAGACGCGCTGCTGCAGCTCCACGGCAAGCCAGTCGGTGCCCGTGACGATATCCACGAACGTGCCATCGGCCATGACGCCTTGCTCGATGATGGCCGTGTCGTTGTTGTAGTTGACGAAGATGTTGGCGTTCTTCGCTTCGGCGGCGTTGGCTTGGTTCGTGTTGAGCGATTCCGCCACGACGCCAGGCTCTTGCTTGAACTTGAGCGTGATGACCGTGGCATTGCCGTCGAAGTCCGTCGTGAGGATGCGGCCAGCCGCCGAGAAGGCGGCATAGGCATCGCTCGACGAGTATTGCGTGAACGTGCGACGATAGCCGAGCTGCGAGAGCAGATAGGCGATGTCCGTCGTGGAAACGGCCGAGATGATGCCGGCCGAGGCGCTCGTCACCCAGTAGGTGTGCTTCGTGTTCGTGCCTTCGATGAAAGCCGCGATGGCCAGGTGATCGGCATCGACGGCACTGGGCACGCCCACGCCATACCACTTCTGGCCGAGCGTGGCGTCCATGAGCTGCACAGCCGACACAGCCGATTCGGCAACCTGGCCGGTGAACAGGTAGGCGCCGCTGGAAGCCGCGGTCATGCCGAGCAGCGACGAGATGTCGGTGCCCGTGGCTGCCGGCTGGAGGAAGCTGATAGCCGACGTGGTGCCGTTCGTCGTGCTGGTGATCTCGAAGCGCTGGTAGTTGGCGTTCCAGATCACCGTGGTGCCGGTGAGGGCGGTCTGGATGATGCCGGCCACGGCGTTCAGGTTGGCGGCAGCCGAGAAGTTCAGGCCCGTGATGTCGGCGGCTGCGGCGCCATTCTTCCCAACCTTGAAGCTGCCGTTGGTGATGGCATTCCAGGTGGCGATGAGCTGGCTCGAGTTCGGCAGCGTGGCACCGCGGATGCCGCCTTGCGAGGGCGTGTTGACCCAGCGGGCGACGAACAGCTCCGTGGGTTGCGGCGACTGGCTGAACCAGCGCTGCGCTGCCTTGTATTCCTCGGCAAGCAGGCCGAAGTCATTGGCAACGTCGGTGAGATCCGTGTAGCTGCGATAGCGCTCCACGGGATCGATCACCGTTGACGTGCCCATGACCAGCATGTTGGAAAGGCTCTGCGCCTGTGCTCCCGCCTGCGTCAGAGAGACGCTGACGGCCACAATGCGAGAAACGGAAAGACTGGGTTTCATTTGATTTCCTTCAAGGGGTGGGAGGACTGACGACGATAGGGGTGATGTAGTGCTCGTTATCGAGGCCGAGGCTGACGCCGATGACCGAAGCGCTCTTGTAGACGCGGCGCACGCGGCGCCGCCAGACAACCGGCAAGTCGTAGCGCTGCTGCCAGATCTCTTTGAGCAGGGAGGGGATGTGCCGCTCGCGGCCCGTGCTCACAAGCTTCACCCCCAGTGCCCCAAGGGCCCAGCGGTTCTGCTCGATCTGCAGGCCGTCGCGAAGCAAGCCCACGTAGCTCTGCGCGCTGCTGCCGTAGAAGATGGCAAGCAGCGTGATCTCCTGGTCGTGCTCCAGCTCCATGTCGGTGTCGTTGACCTGGCGCACGAAGGCGTAGCTGTCGCTGTCCGTGACCGTGAGGCCGAGGCTTGCCCAGTTCAGCGAGAAGTCCGGCAAGTTCGGCGGCGCTGGTTGATTGCGTGGCCGCACGAGCGTGGGGTCGAGGCCCGTGACCCCCACCACGGTGGCCTGCATGGCGTCGATGAGGGCGTCATCCTCCAACGGATTGGGGACGGCCTCGGGTCTGATGAAAGTAGCCATAGGCCCTCCTTATTGCGGCACGTCCATGGCATTCATCGACGTCGCCACGCATTCGTAGAGGCCGCCGCCATAGCGCTTGTAGGGGAAGACTTGCTCCACGGTGTAGAGCGTGGCGCCATCTGCTGGCGTGCCATCTGCGTTCACCGGCCAGAGGATCTGGTCGGGCTGGTATTGGGTGAGGCCGTCGGGACTTCGAGACGCGGGGCGGAACGCCGTCTTGCTGGCCAGGAAGATGCGGCGCGGCACGTGCTGCTCCGAGTCCTGGCGCATCAGCGCGGCGGGATCCTGCTGGGTAACGGTGCCCACGACGGCGAGGAGGGTGGCCGTGGTGATGATCGTCGTGCGCCCATTCGCTCCCACGGCATCTTGGCGACGCATGAGGTTGAAGGTATCGGCGAACATCGGGTCTTCCACGACGAAGGAAACGTCGAGTAGCGGCATTGCTAGTTCTCCTTGGTCTCTGTGTCTTTGCCCTTGCGGTTGCGCAGGACGAAGGTGACGGCGTTGCGCATCTGCGCGGTATCGACGAGCGGCTTGGCGAACTCCACGCTGGGGGTCTGGCCGTCATCGCGCCGGTCGAGTTCGATCATTGCCCCCTTGCGGGCGCCACCACCGTTCTTGCGGCCCTTCCTCATGCGATTGCGCAGCGTGACTGCCGATAGGGGAGGGGGCACCCCCTCGTTGATCGTGCGCTTGATGCTGTTGGCAGCCTTGAAGCCTACTTGCGTGAGACCGGCATGCACGGCCTCTGGGCCACCGCCCTTGAGCGTGTTGCGTGCCGTCCTGCCCAGCAAGTCAGCTATGTCGTCCTGCACGGCCTCGATACCTGGGCGCATGAACTCGCGCTGCGGGATGCGCGCCTCGGGGGCGCCGTTGTCGTGGATGTAGCCCAGGGCGGCATTCGTGAGATCCTTGTCGGCAAGGCCTTCGTTGTCGCGGTCGCTGGTGTCGTCGGGGAAGCCCACGAGCACCTGCGTTTCCACGAGATCCACCAAGGCCTGGCTGAGCAGCTCCAGGTTCTCCTTGGTGTTCTTGACCTGGACCGTGTTCTTGGAGCGGCTGGGCTTCGAGGCCATGGCTACTGCACGGACTGCGGATAGACCACGCCGGGCCAGGCTTGGCCCGGGTTGTAGTTGCTGCCGCCTGGGGGCACGCCCACTTGCACGGGACCGGCGCCCACCATGTTGACGAGGCGGATGTAGCGCAGCCCGTAGGTGGTGAGGTTCCAGTGACCGTTCTTCGGGTCCATGGCCGCCGCTGGATTGCGGGCGTAGCTCACCTTGTCGACGGCGCCCGACGTGAGGGGGCCTACGACGGCTCCAGGCGTGCCGCCGCCACCCGAGCCCTTGCTCATGGCTTCGAGCGCGAGGTTGTGGGCTACGAAGAGCTGCACGCCATAGCTCTGCAGGTCGCCCCAGCGAAAGCCATTCGCCGTGAGCTGGTAGCCGAGGTTGATCCAGAACTGAACCTCGGCGTCGGGATACTTGGTGATGTCTGCGAAAGCAGGAAAAGCCTCCCGAAAGGAAGCCGGATCTACTGGGTTAGCCATGATGGCCTCCTTCGGGGGCTGGGGGTTGCTTACTTGATGACGACGCCATTGGCCTCGGAATACCAGTGCTCGGCGTGCTCCTTGAGCATCTTCGTGGTGCCGGCAGGGTAGGGATGGAGCTGGCCGTTGTCGTCCATGAGCTGGAAGTGACGGGGCGTGGGTTCGACTTCCACTTCCTCGTCGCTGACCTGCTTGGCGGGCGGGCGGGCGGCGGGTGGGGGCGCTGGGGGAGTGGCTACGCCACCCGCGCCTGGGGCCTTGTTGGCGGCCTCCAGATCGTTGCTTTGATTGGGGGTGGGGGCAGCGGCCACCACGGATTCCGCGGTGCGCTGCGCGAGATCCTTGGCGTCGTCTTGTTCGACGTCCGCGGTTGCGCCGTCACGCGGGTCCACGCCTTCGCGAACGAGGGGCGTGCGCTTTGCCGGGGCCTGCTTGGCGGCGGCGGTAGTCTTCTTGGCAGTCATGGTTGGGTACTCCAGAAAAAGAAACAAAAAGGGGGAGGCAGTGATGCCTTCCCCCTTACTTCACTGAGGCCGAGGCCCAGGGCTTAGAAGCCGTCGCGGTAGGCCAGCGTTTCCGGGTACACGACTTCGACGACGCCGAGGCGGCAGAAGTACGTGGACTTGTGGTAGATGCTGTCGTACTGCACGGGCGTGCGCTGCAGCGGCGTCATGGGGAAGCGCACGTACTTCTTGTCCTTGCGGTACGCCACCATGCGGTCGGTGCCGCTCACGCCGATGTTGCCACCGACGCCTGCGCCCACCAGCCACTTCGCCGGAGCGATGACGAGGTTGCCCAGGCCTTGCGCCACCAGCAGGTTGTTCTCCATGATGAACTTCAGGATGGAGCCCGTGCCGGCCGTGGTCACCGGCGTGGCGTTGATGTAGCCGAACTTCAGCGGCGGCAGCAGCAGGCGGTTCGGCAGCACGGCAAACGCCGATTGAGCCCAGGCCGAGAAGATGATCTCGTTCACGTCGGCCAGGATCTCGTTCGGCGTCTTGTTGCTCCACAGCGGCGAGCCACCGGCGCCATTGGGCACGTTGGCGATGTTGGTCACCAGCGCATTGTTCACGAGGCCGCCCACGTTCAGCGTGGCATCGCCGACGTAGACCTGCTCGTCCGTGTCCATCTGGAGCTTGAGCTGCAGGGCCTCGTACTTCTGGGCGTCGATGGGGCGGCCCATCTTGGCGGCGCTTTCCAGTTCGAGGATGGAGTACTTGATCTCCAGGCCCCACGGGGTCAGCGGGTTCGGGATCTTGCCCGTGTCCACGCCGACGCCACCGATCTGGTCGGTTGCCTTGCCGATCCAGGCCTTGCCGTTGCGCACGCCGTTACCCGTGCCGAGGTTGCCCGCCGAGCCGAAGCCCGTGAGCGTGAAGCTGGAGACTTCGTCGGCGATGGTGACGTCCTCGCGCAGCTCGATGTCACGGCTCCAGGTGACGGCGGCCAGCGGCGTGTTGATGGTCTGGTCGAGGCGCTCGAGTTCGCCGATCAGGAAGGCACCGGTGGAGTCGACGGTGCGCTTGCCATCCCAGGTGCGGTAGGCATGGTCCAGCACCTTGCCGCGCATGTTGCCGTAGCCGTCGAGCGGCGTGAAGGGCAGCATGGCGCTGTCGAACGTCAGCGCGGTGTCTCGCGTGCGGGCACGGATGACGTTGGGTGCGCCCATTGCCACCAGCGCAGCGGCGGCCAGGGGAGAAGAGAAGAGGCGTTTCATTTGGCGATTCCTTGAATCTGTTGAATGGATGGGTAACCGTTGGGACTCGCCGAGGCTTACGCCAGCGGTGCCGCGATCTGGATCTCGGTGATGCCGTTGCCGTCGGTCGGGCCGTTCCACTTCAGGTTGGTGATGGGGCCCGCGGTGTTGCCCGCCGACGTGACGCTCTCGAAGCCGCCCTGCACGTGGGCGCCGCTCGAAGCCGCCACCCAGATGTAGACGGCGCCACCCTTGGTGGGCTGCTGAGCCGCGAAGTTGTTGCAGCGCGCGATGATGAAGCCCTCGTTGAGGACGTCGCACACCTGGTTGCCCAGCGGGCCAGGAGCGGCACCGATGCTCGCCGCCATGCCGCCGCTCTGTTGCTGAGTGGGGTAGGGGCGCACGAGGATACCGTCGACCTTGGTGATGGCCGTGTCGCCAGCCAGGAGGGCACGGTAGCTGTTCGTTGCCGTGTCGATCAGCACAGCGTCACCGAAGAGGCGCGGCGGGTTCGTGGGGTTGGTGAGGCCCGGCAGGATCGAAGCCGGGTGCGTGCGGTTCACGTCGCCGGGGAAGCCAGCGGGCATGCGCAGGTTGTAGGAGATGTCGCGCGTGCGTGCGCGGACACCAGCGGAGGCAGCGGCCAGCGCGAGAACAGCGGTGGCCAGGACAGTCTTTTTCATTTCGTATTCCTGTTCAGGAGTTGAAGGAGTGCTTACTGGTTGATGGGAGGGCTTTTCGTCTTATTGGCCCTTCCAGAAGTCTTGTGCCGCCTTGTTGAAGTCGGCCGGGCTGGGCAGCTTGGGGGCATCGACGTTCATGACGCCCGTGCCTGCCGCCATGCGGGCGCTGTCGCGCGTTGCCGAGGCATTGTTCGCGGCGGCCTTCGCGGCAGCAGCCGAGGTGAACAGCGTGGCGCAGGTCGCGCAGTCCATCGTCAGCAGGTCGACGGGTTGGCCGCCGTTGGCGGCGAGCAGCATGGCAGCGCCTTCGGTCGTGGCGCCGAAGGCATCGAGCACCTTGCGGCGCACGTTGCACATGCGGTCCACCGTCTGGGCGCGCGTGGCCGCCGCGTCGAACGTGGGCACCTTGAAGCCGGGCTGCAGGATCTCGGCCTGGCTGGCCAGGGTGGTGTAGCTCGTGGCCAGGGCTGCGCTGTCACCAGTGCCTGCCTTGGTCTTCTTGCGCTTGCCGCCCTTGCCGTCGTCTTCCATCTCTTCGTCGTCTTCCTCGGGGGCGGCGGCATCCTTGGTGACGATGCCCTTGATGAGGGCCTTGATCTCGTCGAGGCCGCCTTCGAGCTTCACGAAGCGCTCTTCGGTGGCCGCGTCGAGGGTCTTGCCAGCGCTGCTGCCATCGGCGGGCGGTTTCGTGGCGTCGCCGCCGTAGTTGTGGATGTGCACGTGCGTGGCGTTGCCTTCTTCGCCGGCTTCTTCGAGGGCCTCGAGTTCGAGCTGGGCGTCGCGCACCTTCTGGCGTGCGGCTTCCTTGGCTGCTTCGTCGACGAGCGGAACGCGCGATTGGCGCAGGGGGGTACGGGTGCTCATGGGTGTTTCCTTTGAGAGCGGTGGTGGAACAAAGAAAGCGTTGTCGCCGATTGCGCAGCGAGGACCGCAGCGGCCTTTTTCGACCAATGCGATGTGGTTGCCGATGATGTTGGACTGACGGCCGAAGCCATCGCCGAGGTCCACGTAGTCGGCGTCGTAACCCGCACTGACCTCAATCTTGCCTTTCTGGATGGCGTCGATGAGATCCTTGTTGGTCACCATGAGGTCGGCAAGCAGGACGTCGGCATCGTCTCCCGTGCCCTGGCGCACGTTGATGGCAAAGCCACCGGCGAGGCCATTCCAGTTCAGGGGGGTCACGTCATCGGTGGGGTGGTCGTTCGTCAGCGCTGCTGCGTTGAAGCTCGCCATCGTCAGAGGATTGAAGAGATCCTCCGTCTTCCGCTCGATGTAGACGATGCCATTGGCGCCCGGCTTGACGGGCACCTCACCGGGCCCGTAAAGTAGCCAGCCACTCCGTGCAATGGGCACGGCGGTGCACAGCAGATTGCCATTCGGCAAGAGCTGGCGATTGGGACCGATCTGGTGGACCGTGTGCACGGCCATGACCTGCCCTTGACCTTGGCCGGGAGGCCCGCGGTCGGCAGTTCGATGCGATTGCATGAGAGCCTCCTTGGTTAAGCGATGGAGCCAGCGGCCCGAAGGCTGGCGATGAGGGCGTTGAGCTGGGTGATGGCCGTGGCGGCATCGGTGGCATTGGCGACGGTGGCGCCTTGCTTGACGACGCCCGCCACAGTAGACGTTGCAGCCGGGGCCACGCCGGCGAGTCCGGCGAGAGCCGTGCCATCGGGGGCCAGGAGTGTGGTGCCATCGGCGGAGAGCCGCACGACACCCATGGCGAGCAAGTCGCGGGTCAGCGGATGGGTCTGGGGACGGGGAGTAGTTGCCATTGGTTTCTTTCAAGTGGGTGGAAGAACTTCTCTTACGGAGACGTTGTCGAAGGCCGCCGTCAGCAAGGCGTTGGCCCAGATATAGAGACTGCCGGTGACCGTGACCGGCACGATGGCAGTGAAGGAGCCGCTGCCCGTCTTGTCGCCGAAGACGTTGGCGCCGCCCTCCAGCAAGACCTTCCATCCACCCGACGTGTAGGCAGGGGCGTCGATCTTGATCTGGTAGGACTTGCCGGCGATCACCACGCCCGCGGTTGTCTTCGTAAAAGAGTCCTGGGCTGCAGCGGTAGCGACTAGGAGCCCCGCACTCACTGCCCAGTTGGTGCCCAGCGTCCAGCCCGTGGCGCCATTGCTGAAGTCTCCGTTGACAACCAGCTCGGGGCCCAAGCGAGATCCGGCTTGGTTGCGCCAGATGTTGAGGCCGAGACCAATCATCTCAGTAGAGGGCGATCAGGTTCGTCGCCGTCGTGCCGGATGCCGCAACGAGCGTGCAGCGGATCGGCAGGACGGAGCCCCCTGGAACGTTGGAGAAGACGGCGGTGGAACCATCGGCCATGGTCACGGCGATGTTGCCACCGACGCCCACGTAGAGGGCCCGTGCCTGGAAGCCGAAGGGCGTGTCGTTGACGACTGGCTGTGCCCCCTGAGCTGGTGCATTGGAGCCCTGATAGAGGCTTGCATTGAACGTTGCCATTGCGATTCCTTTCTAGAGTTCTGGGAAGACGGGCTCCGGGTAGCAGCGGCAGTTCGGCCCGCAGCCCGCGTGGTAGGGGTCGAGATCCTTGTCGGTCTTTGGCGGCTTATCCCAGCGGATGTACTTGCCGTTTTGGGCCTTGTGGGTTTCGCGCACGTCGGAGTCCTCACTCGTGCGCCAGATGTAGCCCTCGCTGCCGACCTGCATGGCGCGGGCCTGCGTGAAGAGGGCAGAAGTGCGAGCCACCTCCGTGCGAGCGATGAGCCTGGCTCGGCTCTTCGATACGCGCGTCGTGTTCTGGATCTCGCGGGCAATGCTCTCGGCGCGGCGGCCCGTGGACAAGGCCTCTGTCGTGAGCTTCTGCACGCGCTCCCCAGCCTTGAGCGGGATGCTCTTGATGAGGTCGACGTTCTCCGCCATGAGATCGCGGTAGACGATGCCCTGCGGGCTCGTGGCAATCTCGTTGCGGATCTCGCGCCCCATCTGCTTACCAACGCGCTTCCAGATCAGCTCGTTGCGCCGGTTGACGTCGCTCACCATGGCATTGGCTACGCTGGTAGCCCAGGGCGTGATGAGCGCGCTGTAGCGATTGAGCATGTCGAGGAGGGCGCCGAGATCCGTCACGATGCCCCCAGGGGCGAGGCCACTCACCATGTCGCCGACTTGCTTGGCGACGGTGAGGAGCCTACTCTGGTACGAGCGCTCGACGCCTCTGGCGACTTCCCACTGGCTTCTCTTGCCCGTTCGGTCGAGTCTTGTCATTCTCATCTCCTGGCAGTGACGTGTCTTCCTCTTCATTGCCGCCCGCCGTCTTCGCACTGGCGGCGGCCTCGGTGAGCATGAGCTGCTGGTCGAGTTCGCTGATGGGCGGCTGCACTTCGTCATCAGCGGCTTCGATGGCCTCGCTGGTGATCTTCGTGAAGACGCCCGTAGTGCGGCTGCTCTGGCGCAGCTCCTGCATGCCGGTTTGCTGCGTGACGAGGCCAGCGTCGAGGGCCTTGGTGACGGAGTCCGTGATCTGACCGGCCACCGTGGCTTTCTGCTCGTCGCTCATCTGCTGCAGGCTTGCGAAGTCCAGGGCGAAGTTCGGCGGCAGCTTGATGGCCTTGCTGGCTGCCGTGAGCTTGTAGACCATGGTCACGCCCTGGGTCATCTCCTTGCGCTGCTTCTGCTGGATGCCGTCGTGGTAGGTCCGCATGCCGCTCTGGTCATCCGTGCTCATGCCGCCTGGGGCCTGCCCGAAGAGGCGGGTCATGGGGATCTGCAGGGCGCCGCTGAGCTGCTGGCCGAGCTGCGTGATGACGGAGTCGACGCCACTAAAGGCAGTCGACGTCTGCACGTCGAACTCGTCCTCGCCATCGATCAGCGTCATGCCTTCGATGCCCTGGAAGCGCCGCATCATCTCCGTGTAGGCAAGCAGGCCATTCAAGGTCTGCCCGCCTGCCGCCACGATCTCGCGCAAGCCGGGGATCTTGAGCGTGCGCAGGTGGCTCTTGAAGACGAGCTGCGCGGCGCCCGTGCTTGCCGAGTCGAAGGCAATCATGCGGTCGTAGAGCCGCTCAAGCACGGAGATGCCCCAGAGGTTCTCCGTCATGGCCTGCTGGTAAGGCAGCTTGATGCCGACATGCCGCAGCACCACGCGGCTGTGATGCACGACCTGGCCGCGGAGGGCAGGGGCGTTGGCCTGCACCTTGTAGTACTTCGGCAGGCCCAGGTGCGGCCCGTAGTCCGTGACGAGATCCTCCAGGCTGGGCTCGATCATCCAGCGGTCGAGGACGGTGAGGCCCTTAAACTGGTCGGGGCCCACGGTCTCCAGGCGCAGCGGCGTCTTGGGATCCTGGCCGTCGATCAGCGCCACGACGATGGAGCCGCCGTAGAGGCGCCCCCACTGGATGCCTTCATTCAGGCTGTCCCAGATGCCGAGGTTGGTGATCTCGTGCTCCAGGTCTTCCTGGTCGCTGGGGTCCATCTCCGTGGTGAAGTCCACGCCGGCGCGCGTCATGTCGTCGGCGATGATGTCGACGGCCACGCCACCCAGCCAGGATCCGCGGTGGATCCACTCGAGCAGCAGGCGGTTGCGCGTGATGGGGTTGAAGCCATACGTGCCGCTGGTGAGCGCGTTATCGGCGCCCACGCCCAGCTTGTGGGCGAAGTTCACGAAGTTGTCCATCGTGGCCGCCGTGACGAGCTTCTTGCCGTGATCCGGGGTCTTGTAGCCCCCCACGGCCGTCAGCGTCTTGCGGGCCGCCGTGTCCTCGCGCTTGGCATCGCGCACGGCTGCGCGGACTGATAGCTTTGCAGCCATGGGCACTCCTTGGTAAGTGGTTTACTTGCGGCCCAGGCCCATGGCCTTGCCGATCTGCTGCATGTGGTGCTTGTTCTCAGCGCTGTTCTTGTTGCCGAGCTGCGGGCCGTGGCCTGCCTTGCGGTCGCGATCCCAGATGGCGCGGATCTCATCGGGCGAGTAGCCCTTGTCCTTGAGGTAGGTGAAGTCGGCCTCGCTGTAGTTGGGGTGGCTCTTCAGCTCTGCGAAGGCTTTGGCGGTCGCCTTCGCGTCGGCTTTACCGCCTCCCTTGCCGAACTTGCCATTGGAGGCGCGAGGATGCTTGCTCTCCTCCCAGTTCGTGTCCTGCGTGGCGTGTCGATGCAGGTGAATATGTATCTGCTTCACGGGCTGCTCCTTCAAGTAGCTAGGTCGCTTTGCGAGAGGATTGGGCTTCTCGTTTCAGCGTCGAGTGTGATGGGCTCGTCGTAGGGCGGGATGAGATCCTCGGACGTCGGCCCCATGACATCGGCATGCGCCAACGTGATGTGGGGGCGATAGCTCGGGTAGTCCCAGCTCGCCCCAGCCTTGACGTAGTCGGCATGCCTGGCTTGCAGCTCGTCGCAGTCCAGGCAGAGCACGATGGAATCGCCGAAGCGCTCGATGCTGCGGCCGCCAGGTGGAACCACCATGCCTGCGCTCGTCTTGGGCACGCGGCTGGCCATGATGGGCTTTCGCGTGTAGGCCACCGTCACGTGGGGGTCCATGACGAGGGGCAGCCCCCACATGGCGCACCACCCGGCCAGGGCGTCATGGCTGACCTGGGTGAGGGGGTAGGCTGCGTAGAGAGGCGTTGCCGCCTCCTTCGTGCCGTGCATGTAGGGCTCCATCTGCGCGGCGAGCATGTCGCGGTGGCTCGTGCGCCCCGTGGCCTGCATGAGGCCGCGCAGCCGCTCCCCCGGTGAATCGAGGAAGCGCACGCGCGAGCCATTCGCCAAGTGGATGACCACCCGGCTCATGCCTCCTGCTCCTCGTCGGCAGGCGCCAGCTTGCCGCGCAGGTAGTCGAGGGCCTCGGCCTTGTAGGCGGCCACGCTCGGGTGAGCCTTGAGCGTGGACAGCGCGCCGATCTTCTCGATGCCAGCCGGGATGGCATCGGCGTGGCGCGTGTAGAGCGCCTCGGCAATGGCATTGCGGATGGCCAGCACGACCTGGGGGCTGTTGCCGCTCGTCGCCTTGGGGGCGATAGGCGCCGTCTTGCGGGCCTTCGTGGGGGGATGGGGCACCGCCTGGCTTTGCGGGGCTTCCTGCTCGATCTGGGCCGGTTGCTGGGCCTCCTCACCTGCTGGGGCTTGACTGGCCTTGGCCTTTTGCTTGCTGGTTGCCATTTCAGGCTCCTTTCTTGAGGGGATCATCGGTAATGAAAAGAGACACAGGAGGGTGCACGCTGCCTAAGACGATCAGGCTCAGCACGGCACCACGCTTCAACGCCTCCAGCTCGTGCGCCGAGGGCCGCCACAGGCTTTGCATGGCAGGGGCTCCGGCGTACTCGATGTCCTGAATAGGAAGGCTGCCACACTTGCCTTTGCTCACGTCCCAGTCCTTGGGAGCGCCAAGGTTTCGCGTGACTTGAAGATGTTGGATGCTGTCCATCTGGGTTTCTCCTTACGTTCGCGTGAGGGCAGTGCCGGGTAGCACGCCCTTCGATGGATCGGGCAGGCCTGGAGTGGTCTGACCGAGCTTCGCCCACATGCCCATGGCCCCGGTGCGCTGGATGTAGCCGTCAAGGCCGTAGCGCACGCCATCCCACGTGTGGTTGTTCTTGTCGACGAGGATGGGCAGCACCAGCGGTTGGCCCTTGTCGTCGACTTGCTTGGGGTCCACCTTCCAGCGCCACAAGAAGGCCTCCCTGGCGTGATGCTTGCATCGCGTGTGGATCACGATCTTGTTGAAGCTGCGCAACGCCTGGATGCCGTCCTTGACGCTGCCCTCCCACTTCTCGGCGGCACTGATGGCGTAGCCGCGCCTGCGGATGGCCGAGATGGTCTCGGGTCGCGCGGCGTCGGCCTTGATGTGCCATTCCTTGCTGCCAGGCACGTCGCCGTAGAACTCGTCGTATTCCTCGGTCTCCACGTGTGAGCCGTAGGCCTCGTGGCTGATGTAGAGATCCTCGCCTCGTGCCCCTGGCTCCCGGATGCTGGCCGGCAAGATGAACATGCGGCTGAGCGTCGAGGGATCCTGGGAGTAGCCGAAGTCGGCGCCGTAGAGCAACCGCGGGGCCTCCTTCCACAGCTCGTCGTCGAAGTCCATGACGACGTACTTCTGGTTGAGCACGATAGCCGAGCTGATCTTGCGGGGCATGCCCAGCCAGATGTGCTCGTAGAGGTGGTAGTCGCTGGCTTTGTCGGCCTCCATCTCATTGCGCAAGACAGTGGTGAAGAATGGATTGCGATCGTAGTTGACCTTGTGCACGATCGAGTCAGGCCGCCTGGGCTCGCAGACCGTGCTATTGGGATCCGTGGGCGGCGCCTTCACGAAGCGCTGATACGTGGCGTCGTTCTCGTCGATCAGGTTGAAGCTCACCCAGACTTCGGAGCCTTCGTTGCGCAAGGTAGGCGTCAGGCTCTGCCAGCTTAGTGCCGTCACGGTCTGGGCTTCCTCCACCCAGGCGATGTCGACGCCTTCCATGGAGCGGATGCCATTCTCTGCGCCGTGCAGGCCCTTGAAGATGAACTCGGCACCGACACGAGATCGGATGCT